TTGTCGTACTACCTGTCGATTAAATTTTCTCCAGAAAAAACGAACCTACTCAAGGCCGTTTATGAAGAGGAAATGCAGAGAGCTATGCAGGAGGACAGAGACCGCTCATCCTTTCAAATATCGCCTAGCCACAATTATTTCGGTAGGTAGGCATGGCTAAACACGCAACGGGCAAAAATTCTTATGCAATATCGGACCGGTCCGGTTTTCGGTATCGGTATCAGGACATGCGCCGCGAGTGGACGGGTGCGCTTGTCGGTAAGGACGAGTTTGAACCGAAGCACCCTCAACTAGGGCCGTTTAAAGAAGTCTCTGACGCAGAGTCCCTCTTCAACCCGCGCCCAGACCGCGTTGAGCCTCAAACTGTTTTTGTTGGCGGTGCTTCTTTTCCGCAAGGTCTTCGGGACACTAAAGCGGTGTCTTCTACCGGTATAGTGACAGTGGTGACGGCATGAGTTTTACGTTCGCACAACTAAAAACAGCAATACAGGACTTTTCAGAAAACACGGAAACAAGCTTCGTGACAAACCTGCCCGTTTTTATTCGGGCCGCAGAAGAGCGTATTTTTAAGCTTGTTGATCTTGAAAACTTTAGAAAGAACGTCAGCGCCTCTATGACCACGTCAAACAGGTTTTTGCAGGCCCCGCCAGATTTTTTAGCCTCGTTCTCGTTGTCTATTGAAGTATCTAGCTCAAAAAAATTCCTCCTGCAAAAAGACGTGAATTTTTTGCAGGAGTATTGGCCGAACTCTTCTTTAACCGGCGAGCCCGAGTTTTACGCCTTGTTTGATGATTCAAACTTTTTGATAGCGCCGACACCAGACTCCGGGTACTCAGTGGAGCTTCATTACTATTACAGGCCCGCTAGCCTGACCGCCGGAGCGGAATCAGGAACGACGTTCCTAAGCATTAATGCTCCCAACGCTATTTTGTTTGGCTCTTTGGTTGAAGCCTACATATATATGAAAGGTGAGCAGGATGTGCTTGCCATGTACGAAAAACGGTTTGAAGAAGCCTTAATGCGCCTTAAAGATCTTGCGGAAGCGAGAGAGAACAATGACGCGTATCGAAAAGGTTTGCCTAACAAGGAAAGAACATAATGCTTCAAGCGGGTTTAGAGATTGCACCGGACTACAAGGTTGCGGTCCACACAACGCAGTTTAGGGGCCATACTCCGGAAGAAGTAGCCTCGCGGTGCGCGGACAAGGTTATGCGCGTTTCTATGGATGCTCCTCCTGTTATAAGAGACCAAGCCTTTGCTTTTAAGGAACAGCTAGAGAAAATATTGAGTTTTTACATGCGAGAAGCTATAAATAGCGATAGGACGACAGTCTTTAACGCTTTGAACGATGCAGGCCACCCTGAACTGGCTGAATTAATAAGGAGACTTTGAGATGGCAATCTCTCAAGCAATGTGTACGTCTTTCAAGGTGGAGATCCTGAAAGGTGTGCATAATTTTACGGCGTCTACCGGAAACACCTTTAAGCTGGCGCTTTACACTAGCTCGGCGTCCTTAGGCGCGGCGACCACCGCGTATACAACCTCAAACGAGGTCAGCGGAACAGGTTACACTGCGAAAGGTGGCACCTTGACTTCAGTTACCCCGGTGGCAAGCAGTACAACCGCGATTGGTGACTTTGCAGACCTTACTTTTAGCTCTGCCACCATCACCGCAAACGGGGCTATGATTTTTAACGAAACCGCCACTGGTGACCCCTCCGTTCTTATTCTGGCTTTTGGCGGCGATAAAAGCTCTTCTGCCGGAGACTTTACGATTCAGTTTCCTACGGCGAACGCCACTGACGCCATCATTCGTATAGCTTAGCGGTAAACCCGACATGTCTGGTTTATCAGGCTGGGGTCGGGCAGGCTGGGGGCAAGGTCCGTGGGGCCAGCCGTCTCCCGTAGTAGTTTCCGGTGTTTCGGCCACTGCCTCTGTGGGCCACGATACGGGTTGGGGTCGTCAAGCGTGGGGCGATGATCCTTGGGGCACCACCGACGACGTATTAAGCTTTGTAACTGACCAAGTTCTGGCTGTTTCCGGTGTTTCGGGAACGGGCGGTGTGGGCAGCGTCACGTTAGCAACGCAGTTTGTTTTCGGCGTTTCAGGGTCCGCAGGCACCACCGCAGTTGGCGATGAAACCGTGGTGGCGACGGAAGCTCTACAGGGCTGGGGCCGCGGAACGTGGGGTTCCGGTCCTTGGGGCGACGCAAACACCGTACTTCTAAGCGGACTTTCCGCGACCACCGGGGTCGGTGATGAAACTGTCACAACTGATTTTGTTGTGGCGGCTACCGGCTCCGCAGGCACGGGCGCGGTAGGCAGCCCCACCATAAACTTTGATTTTACTGTGTCTGTCTCAGGGGTTGCCGGGACAGGCGGCGTAGGTAGTCCCCTTATTGTCTTTGGTAAGACCGTAGACGTTACAGGGGTTGCCGGAACGACCGCCGTTGGAACGGCTACCGCCGTAGGTAACGCTGAAGTGCCCCAAACAGGGCTGTCCGCAACCACCGCCGTCGGAACGGTGGTTGCAACCGGCGGAGCGATCATTTCCCCGACAGGGGCGGAGGCAATAAGTTCTGTTGGAATTGTAACTGTTTGGAGTATAATAGCACCGGATCAGACAGCTTCTTATAGCGCTATAACACCGGATCAGACAGCTACGTGGGAAGAAATAGCCGCGTAAAAGGATAGAAGAATGGTATCTACTTATACAGCAAATACCGGTATAGAGAAACCGGCCACGGGTGACCAGTCCGGTACGTGGGGCGACACCACGAACCTGAACATGGACATTATAGACCGAACGCTCAATGGCGTAGGGTCTGTCACCCTTAGCGGCACGAGTCATACGCTAACAACTAGCGACGGTACTCTTTCTGACGGTATGTTTAAGGTTCTAGTTTTAGGCGGCAGCCCAACAGGAACAAACACCGTTACAATCAGCCCTAACGATCAGGACAAGCTTTACTTTGTTCGAAACGGCAGCGGCCAAAGCGCGGTATTCAGTCAAGGCACGGGGTCGAACGCGACGGTTCCAAACGGTGCGACAAAGATTATTTATGCTGACGGCGCGGGGTCAGGCGCAGCCGTCTCTGATCTGTTTGACAGTGTCGCTATAACGGGCGGCACAGTAACCGGGATTACGGATCTTGCGATAGCCGACGGTGGAACGGGTGGTTCTACGGCGTCTGCCGCCCGCACGAACCTCGGGTTGGCGATTGGGAGTGATGTTCAGGCTTTTGACGCTCAGCTAGCTGATGTTGCGGGTCTTGCCGTAACCGACGGAAATTTTATTGTAGGTGACGGCACCAACTTTGTTGCGGAATCGGGTTCGACCGCTAGAACTTCAATGGGCGTGGCGATTGGGAGTGATGTTCAAGCTTTTGATGCCGACACACTCAAGGCCGATACCGCCGACGAATTGACAGCGGGTTTTAGCGCCGCAATTCACGATGCGGGGACAAAAAGCTCCGGGACGTACACCCCTGATGTGGACGACGGAAACTTTCAGCAGGCCGTAAATGGTGGGGCTCACACGCTGGCGGTGCCTGCAAAAAACGCTACTATGGTCCTTCTGTACAAAAATAACGCCTCCGCTGGAACTATCACAACTTCCGGATACACTTTAGTTGACGGTGACAGTATAACTACGACTAACGGCCACGAGTTTTTCTTCTACATCACACGAGTAAATGACGGTTCCTCCACCTTCTCTCTATTAACGGTTAAAGCACTGCAATAAAGGAAATGCGTAATGGGAACTGGAGAATTAATGCCGATAGTTCAGGGCGGGCACCAGAAGCTCGACTTGAACCTTACGATATCGGGAAACACTTCAAACTATAACATCGCTACCGTGGCGGCCCAGAATGGCTATAGCGCGGGCTCTGACGATACGCCTATTTTTGTTACGGTAAATTCTGGCGTAGAAGTTACCGCCACAATGACAAACCCGGCCCTTCAAACCGGGGCGATTAACGCAGCTTCTCCGCTTACAGTAACGGTAAACGGGACGGTCACCGGATATACGGGGGCCACGGGCGGTACGGGCCAAGCGGGCTCCGCGGGCGGAGACGCTATTCACTTTAACACAAGCACCCCCGCAACGGGTACCTATGCTGTGGCGGTAGGTTCGCAGGGCACGGTTCGCTCGGGCGGTGGCGGCGGTGGCGGCGGTGGCACCGCAGGCTCTAGGCGACGTGGGATTGATGACGGTAAAGGCGTTCAGTGTACCATGATGGGCCAAGCTCGTTTTGGCAGTAACGGATCAGCCGGGGCTCAAGGCGGGTTCGGCCAAGCGGGTGCGTCGGGTTCGTCCGGCACCGTACCCTCCGATCCCAACGGCTGCGGTATACTTTCGCCCGCGGGGTCGGGTGGCGCTGGAGGCGCGGCGGGTTTCGCTGTTCGCAAGAACAGTCGGACGGTGACGGTGACTAACCAAGGAACTGTTCAAGGGCAGACGGCGTAGATTATGGCTAATATACTCATTCCTTATTCAGGTGGAATTAACAGTACGTACGCTTTGTGGAATTGGCTTTCTAATACAACCCACAACATTACAGCCGTATATTCCACAGAAACGTGGCTGGAGAGCAAGTTTTCAAACGCTTCTGAAAAAGAGCTTTCTCAGAAAACCGCTGCCGACGCTATAGTTTCTTGGTTAAAAAGCAATGTGCGAGATTTTGAGTACAGCACAACTTCATGGCCGGTTTCTTATGCGGAGGACATGCAGCCTATTCGAGAAGGGTTTGAAGTAAGGGTGGACGTCGGAATAATTGCGCCTCGCTACCGCGGGTATCGGCAGCTATTAGATACGGGATCGTATGACGGTATTGTTGTGGGTATTTCCTTAGAAAATACCGCTACCGACAACCATGACAGGCTTCGGACGGAAATAGAGGTTGACGGCGTAGACGTTTATTTAGCGGGAACGGGCAACTTTTCTGCGATGCAGAAAGGCTCTGCTTTCAACTACGACACGGTTGCAACAACTTTAAAGGGGCGCTTTGAACAGTACGAAGCCCTCCCTGACGCGGTGTGTTCTCTTTTTGTAGACCCCGGAACAGGAAACAGGTACTCCCTTCCCGTTCTTTACTCCGATGTAAGAAAGCAGAGAACAGATTTAACCGGCGCGGAGCTTGACGCAATTTTTGAAGAGACGGGTCAATACGGTCGGTGGCGTTCCGCAGCAGACCCCGAAACATATACATATAGAGGAGCTTGGTCCGCCAAGGGCATGGAGCTTCTAGGAGAAGGTGGTTAAAGCGGTAAATTATTTTTTGGCGGTCCTAGGCTTTTGTCTATGGCCGTTTAGCGTCAGTGCCGAACCTGTATGTCTTACGGGGTGGGAAAGTGTTAAAACACTTGCACAAGAGCAGGGTGAATCCGTGGTATTTTTAGGGGTAAATAATGTAGGCCACGCTCTTTATCTGTTTGCAGGACAAAAAACTTTTACCTTGTTTTTTAGCCCGGACGGGAAAGTGTTTTGTACTAATGACACCATGCTGGGGCTTACCGTAAGCCTTCCAAAAGAAGAGTCAAAAAATGCCTTTAAGTAAACTCCAGTTTAAACCCGGTATAAATACGGAGGTCACGTCTTACACAAACGAGGGCGGCTGGAACGACTGCGACAAGATTAGGTTCCGGTTTGGTTTCCCTGAAAAAATAGGCGGGTGGGAAAAAGCTTCCTTAAACACTTTTATCGGAACGGCTCGTTCCCTTCACTCTTGGAGAGCCGTAGACGGCACTAGGTTTTTGGGCGTTGGAACGCATTTGAAGTTTTATATTGAAGAGGGTGGGTCTTTTAAAGACATAACGCCTTTAAGAAAGACAACTACGGGGTCCGCCACGTTTTCAGCTTCCAATGGTTCCGCAACAGTTACGGTTACTGATAACTCGCATGGCGCTCTTGTTGGGGACTTTGTTACTTTTAGCGGTGCGGTTTCTCTAGGGGGAAACATTACCGCCACCGTTCTCAACAAAGAGTATGAAGTAAAAACAACGCCCTCCACGGATACCTTTACAATTACCGTAGACGTTGTCGCAAACGCATCGGATACAAGTAACGGGGGCGCGTCCGTGACCGCAGCGTATCAGATAAACGTAGGAACGAACGCGGTGGTTCCGGGGACAGGTTGGGGTGCGGGAACTTGGGGCCGTGGAACTTGGGGGTCGGCAGCGACGGAAACAGCGGGCGGGATTGATATACGTCTTTGGAGCCAAGACAACTTTGGCGAAGACCTGCTGCTTAATGTTCGAGACACTCGTGTTTACTTCTGGGACAGAACTTTAGGAACCAGTTCAAGAGCAGTTGATTTAAATAGCCTTGATTCAAACGCTCCCGTTGTTGCTCGTCAAATTTTAGTATCAGACAGGGATCGACATGTTATTGCGTTTGGTTGCAACCCAATAGGAGCTACGGCTCAAGATAAACTTCTTATTCGGTTCTCAAGCCAAGAAAGCGCTACGACGTGGGAACCCACTGCTACAAACACGGCGGGCGATTTAATCGTAGGCTCCGGATCTGAAATAATTCAAGCAGTTGAAACTCGTCGCGAGATATTGGTTTTTACGGATGTGTCGGTGCATTCCATGCAGTTTATTGGTCCGCCGTTTACTTTCGGTATTAACCAGCTTTCGGCGGGAACTACAATAATGGGTTCTAAGGCAGCCGTCGCAGTCAACGACTCCGTTTTTTGGATGGGCCAAAACAGGTTCTATGTTTACGACGGTCAGGTTCAAGACCTCCCATGTACCGTTAGAGACACTGTTTTTGACAATTTTAATGAAGCACAGTCCGACAAAGTTTTTGCGGGGGTGAACTCAGAGTTTGGAGAAGTAGTTTGGTTTTACCCTTCTGCGGATTCAGATGAAAATGACAAGTACGTTATCTTTAACTATGATGAGAAAGTTTGGTATTTTGGAAACCTTGACCGCTCTGCTTGGTTGGATCGCGGGCTTAGGACTCATCCGTTAGCCGCTAGCTCAAACGAACAGTACTTGTTCAACCATGAAATAGGAGCCGATGACGACGGGTCAGCCCTTTCCGCGCACATTGAATCTAGCCCTATAGACATTTCAGAAGGTGAAAAATTCGGCTTTATTCGCAGGCTTTTGCCTGACATTAGTTTTCTTACAACGCCGGACACCGCCTCCAAGGAGGTTACGTTTACCTTGAAGGCGGAAGATTTTCCGGGAACTGGTTTTACTCAAAGTTACACCTCAACCGTCACAGCAGACGAAACTCAAAACCATGTACGTATTCGAGGGCGCGGCTTAGGGCTTAGAATAGAATCCGTTAACACAGGCGTAACGTGGCGACTTGGTTCGCCCCGCGTTGACATACGACAGGACGGTAGACGATGACCGGTAGAGCGCTTGTTCCGCCGCAGTTTTCGATCCCGCCCGCGGAGTATCGCCAGACTTACTTTGCGGACACTATACGAGCCTTTAGTTTTTTTGTAGAGCAGACCCAGCAACCGGGAGAGGGCCGCGCAACGACCTTCGTGATGACGAACCTACCTAACAACGATAGCGGATTAGAGGTAGGCGCTCTCTTTGAGTCGAACGGCTTTGTTAAAATTAGCCGGTCTTTTAACCCCCACCCAAGTGGCGTGTCCGCCGCAAGCGGCCTTGGGTCTGTTACGGTGGTAACATAATGAGCATTATAGTCATGCCTGATGGCGGTCGTTGGCTACCGTCTACGGCCACACAAACCGTGAAATGCGTCACGTGCGGCAATATTGTAGATACCGCCGATGAAATAGCCTCGTACCCTGAAGGAAACTGCCCGGACTGCGGTAATCCTTGGACTGGAAACGAGCGTCAGGATGCAGTAATATGTGTGACAATGCCGCAAGCAATTAGCGGCGAAACGTGAGAAAAAACATGAGTATTAGCTCTGCCGCCTCCGGTCTTGGTAGTTTTGCGCTGAACGACGACGAGACTAGAGCCTATAACGCCGAGATTGAAGCATACGAAAAGAGTATCGGAGATGTCGGAGGCATTGCTGATCTCGGAGCTATCCGTGCGCGGATGGAGGAGATGGGCCGCTTTGGAGACGACGCGCTAGCCCACGTTGAGACCGGCGAACTGGTTGTACCAAAGCCTCTTCTGGACAAGATGCCGGAACTCAAAGAGTCCATTCTTGGTCATCTACGAGACATGGGCGTTGAAGATCCGGAGCGCTATATTGTCGGTGACGGCTCTAACGCCATCAACCCCGAAACCGGGGCTTTGGAGTTTTTCTTCAAAAGCATTTTCCGAGGCATAAAGAAAGCCGTCAAGAGCGTCGGCAAGTTTCTTAAAAAAGCCGCTCCGACAATTATTACCATCGCGGGGGCCGCGCTTCTTGGGCCTGCTGGTCTAGGCCTAAGCGCCATTGCAGCGGGCGCTATCTCCAGCGGTATTGGTACTTTGGTTGGCGGCGGAAGTGTAAAAGACGCCTTGTTTAGCGCAGCTATTGGCGGGGCTACCGCGGGGATTGCGCCCTCTATTGGCAGCGTAGCGTCAGGCGCACTTGGCGGCATGGCGCGCAGCGCGGTAGGTGGCGGTGACATGGAAGACATCCTGCTTGGCGGCGCGATGGGCGCGGGCGGCGCGGCCCTTGGTAAGGTAGCAGGCCCCTCCGTCAATCGGTTACTCGGCGGCTCGACGTCCCCTACCAGCGGACTACAAGACCTTACGGCTGATTTCGATAAAACTTCTGACTTCTTTACGACCGCCAGTTCAGACGGCTTAGGCGCTGCGCTACAACCAAGCGCAGAAGCGTTTGACACAACCTTTGGAACCGATTTTGCAACGAAGCCTCTTTCCGGTTCCCCTGTGACGCCTACCGCCGCTCCAACGGAAGCGCCAGACCTCTTGGTAAGGACGAGCGCTACAGGCGCACCTCCCGCGCCCGCGCCCGATTACTATGACGACTCAACGGGTGTGTTTAGAGCGGGATCTTTCTCAGACGCCGCACCCAGTGCGCTGGGGTCTGACACCACTCCTGAAACCACCGGCTTCTTTGGACGGAACTTCCCTGAGACGACTAAGTCGGTAACTGAGGCTTTTGACGACCCGGTAGGCTTCCTTTCTGGAGCAGAAACCCAAACCTCCGCCCAACAGGCGGTTGCAGCTAACGAAATCGCTAGCAAACTAGCCCCAAGAATTAAAGCCGCAAATCCGACATTGCCCTTGGCTGAAGTTCAAAATCGGGCCATTGCTGCCGCTACAAAACAGGTTGCAGACGCGCAGCCCGGTTTCTTTGGTAAGAACCGAGGTCTCCTGCTCGCTGGCGGCATAGCCGGAGCAGCGGCACTTCCCTCTTTAATGGAAGTCCCTGAAATGGAAGAGCCGAATCTGATCCCAAGGATTAGCCCCGAGGAGCGTGAGGCGTTGGTCGCGGCTAACCGGTTACCTCCGGGGGCCCTTACTCCTAGAGTGACGTCTCCAAGGCAAACCCGCGTACCTGTGGCTCTCGGCTCTCAAGGATTTAATCAGAGTCTTCGCAACCGCTTCCCTGAGCTATTCGGTGCCCAACTTGCGGCGGCGGACGGCGGTGAAGTGTTCCCGAGGCGGACAGGCGGCATAATGCCCAACGAAGGTATTCCCGGCAAAGACAGCGTAAAAGCTTTGGTCATGCCCGGGGAGTTCATCTTTACGACGAACGCTGTAAAGGGTGCCGGAAACGGAGATTTGCAGCAAGGTATAAACAACATGTACGGTGTAATGCGGAATCTTGAAGCCCGCGGCGCGAGGATGGCGTAATGGCTACTACTGTTACAGAGCAAATAGTCCGGGAAGCTCCGGAAATTGAGGCCATTAAGCTGGCCCTTCTCAAAGACGCCCAAGAGCTTTCCGGGACTCCGGTTGACCTCCCCGACTATCAAGTAGCCGACTTCTCAGACCTTCAAAGGGTGGCGCAAGACCGTGCCATAACGGGGATAGGTGGTTACGAGGCTTATCTAGACCGCGCCGCCGGACTTCTTGGCGAGGCGAGAGCCCCGGCTGCCGCGTCGTTTGGTTTGGCAGAGCCTTTGATATCGGGCGGAGTGCAGGCAGGAACAGCGCTTATGCAGAGCGGCGCGGGTGCCGCCACGGGCGAGGGTATTGCTCAGTATATGAACCCGTTCCAGCAGGCCGTTGCCGACGAGATCAACCGCAGCTTTGATATTCAGCAGAACCAAGTGCGGGGACAGGCTACGGGCGCAGGCGCGTTTGGTGGTAGCCGCGCTGAGATTGCCGAAAGAGAAATCGACAGGAACCGGGCAAGTGCCCTTGCACAAGCGCAGGCGCAGAACTTCCTAAACGCCCAGCAGCAGCTTTCTGCTCAGCGGGCTCGTGAGCTAAGCGCGGGGCAAGGAATTGGAGCCCTGAACATTGGGGCGGGGGAAACCTTGGCTCGAACGGCTCTGGGTCAGGGCGAAGCGTTTAGTAATCTCGGCTTGCGCGAAGCGGGCGTGGGCGAAGTGTTCCAGAACCTTGGTCAGAAAGAAACCGGCTTCGGGTTTGATCTTGGTGAGAGACAACGTCAGCTTGACCAGCAGACACTAGACGCTAGCCGTAAAAGTGCGATAGAAGAGGCTTACGAGCCCTTCCAGCGTATTGGTTTCTTGAGCGATATTTACAAAGGCGCACCGACAACGCAGCAGTCTTTGACGGGAGCCTCCGTGCCACAGGCTTCGCCCTTCCAGCAACTTGTCGGCGGACTCACTGCCGTCGGTAGTACGGTTGCCGGAGCTAACAAAGCAGGATTATTCGGATGATGAACAGAAGTGTAATGGGCCGTCAGATGTTTGCTAAAGGCGGAGCAGCGTTCCCTGATCTTAGCGGAGATGGCAAGGTCACTCAGAAAGATATCCTGATGGGCCGAGGCGTTGTGCCGATGGCCGAGGGGGGCGAGGTGCCGGGTGACGTACGGGCCATTTTCCAAGGTCTTGTTGAGTCGATGCGCGGCTCCAAGGAAGACGTTGCCGCTTACGTTCGGGGAAACACCCAAGATCTTTCCGACATTGCGAAGATGTACCCGAACATGGCCGCGATGATTAACGAAGGCTTTAAGGTTACGTCGGAAGTCCCGATGCAGGAATACTTCCCGCCGGGATACGGCGAGAGCCCGGAAAGCCTTCCTCCGATGCAGCCGGAGGGTTTCACCGAGAGGGACATGGGAAGGTTTAAGGAAGATTATGATAGCTATCGGGAGAACGAGGCGGGCGACCAGATGCTGATACCTCGGCCCCCGCCCGGCGTTATGGAAGAAATGCCCGAAGCCCCGCCGTTTACGCGGTTGCAAATGGGTGGTGAGCCGATGGCCGCGGCCATGGAACAGGGTGCCATGCCTGCCGAACCGATGGCCGCGATGGGCGCTCCGTCGCCCGCGGACCTCGGATCTATGGACACTGCCGGTATCGCCTCGCAAATGGACCCGGAAGTGGTAGCCATTATGCAGGGTGCAGCCAACAACTTTGGCGACCCGGAACAGGCGGAGTCGCTTGAAGGTATGATGGACGCGGTCCGCGGAACACGGGCCACGGAAGAGGAGCGCCGCGAAGAACTGGCAGGGGTTGTAGGCCCGGAAGATGCCGCAGCGACACCGGATTCCGTTCTGGCGATGGTGCAGCCGCTCATGCTCCTGATGGGCGCTCAAGGTGCCGTGGAAACCGAGGTCGATACTGGTGGTATTGGCCCGATGGCGCAGGACACTATGAACGTACCGGTCTCGGGCGACATGGCCGGTGGCATAATGCAGATGGCAGCACCCCCACCTCCGGAAGGGGGAGTGCCCCCCGTAAATTTTAGCCAAGGCGGAGAAGTCCTCCGCTTTAAAAACGCCGGAGCGGTTCCTTTCAATATGCCCAAGGTTCCTACGGTTCCTACGTTTGGGGGTAAACCTTCGGCGTCTTTGACCGCGTCAAGCTCCAGTACAGTGCCAAGTCAGATGCCGTCGCTTACCGGTGGCAAAGCGGCTGCTTTAAACACTACCCTTGCCGGGGAGCTTAAAGCACGTCAGGACATATACAATGAGTTACTTGGACGGGACGAAGAAGCGGTACAGGACAGCCGCATGTTACAGTTCTACAGTGATCTTGCGAAAGCAGGTTCGGCTTTTGCTCAAGCCCCCAAGCCCGGTCAGTCCGCACTGTCGCAGCTTTCAGAGTCTTTGACCGGGGCAGATATCCTTGGCAACCAAGCAAAAATTAGCGCACAGGAAGCTTCCGGCAAGCAGGCCAGAAACCTTGCGGCCTTATCGGCGGCAGAAAAGGCTTTGACCGCAGAAAAAGAGTTTGTCTTCAAGAGTAAGCTTTCGGCTCAAACCGCCGCTAGCGAAGCGGCACAGAGCTTTAGAGATATCTCGCAAAAGTTTAAAAACCAGATGAAGATTACCGAAACTAAAGCAGATAGAGACGCACGCTTAGCGCAGATAAAGGCCCGTTTTGACAACTTTAACGCAGCGCAAGAGGCTAGCCGACAGTTCTTGACGGACGTGGAGAAAAAAAACCTAGACAATAAAATTGCTAAAGATTTTGCGGTGTATCAGGACACGATTAACGACGCTAACCGGGAAGACGAAAAAGCAAACCGCTTGGACGAAATGGGTCTCAAACACACGTACAACGTTTTTGGAATGCAGGCGCAGACCGTTGAAGACCTTAAAAAGATGCGGGAAACTCAGAAGTTTGACGAAAAGACGCAGAAGTCCGCCTTTGCTCAACAGGATAAACTTCAAGCAGCCAAGGCGAAAACTCAGACGCTTCTTCAAGAAAAACGCCTAGAGGCTCAAGCGCTTCAGAACAAAATCGTAAACGCTCAAACTGACGAAAAGATAGCCTTGCAGGAACGCGCAACCAAGGTAAATGAAGACCTTGCTTTAATTAAAGGGCAGGCGGCAAAGCTCGACGCTTTGAGCAAAGAAGTAGCTTTGTATAAAAACCCAGACGCCGCGTTACCTGCGCTTCTTAACCAAAAAGTTCAGGTTCAAGGTCAAAACATGACCAAAATACAGGCCTTCGGCAAAGGTAAGCTGGACGAACTGCAAGATAATCGCGTCAAGTCGATGCTGGCGGAAGTTTACCGGGGCAAAAGCGTATACAACCCGTCTACGGGGGATACCGTTATTCAACAGACGGGGTATTTATCGCCTGAAATTGAAGATGCGATCCTTGAGCGGGAGCGCGCCCGCGGTGACATAGACAATTACGTTGTCGCAACTATTAACGCGCGAAGAGAAGCGGACTTCTATAAAACCGCAAGCCCAGATGACAAACGAAAAAGGCTCGAAAGAGCTTTGGCCGACAGAACCAGCCTTAGCGTTCTTGAAAGGTACAAGGCGGGGGAAAATCAATCTCCTCAAGAAAAGGCCAAAATCGGAGACGCTATTTATTCTGCGATAGGAACCGAAGGGTTTTTGGGTCAGGCAGCGAACTATATTTCCGCTCCCACCGCCGGGTATACTTTCTCTAAAGAGGTGGCTTCTGGCGGCGCTATTGCTCAAGCGCTTTCTAATTCCGCCCTCAGAGCTTTCTTGGACATGACTCCGGGCAGAGACAACGTGCAGATTCAAGAGCGGTTTGCCAAACTTATACCGGGGGTTAAAAATCCGTTTACGAACGCCACGATGTATAAAGATCGAATCAATGCGTTGGTTGCGGGATTGCGGACTAGCCGAGATGCTGCGGTAGATCAGATAACCAGCGGTAAGATAAGTAAGCCCGCGGACATTGCGGAGATGACCAAGGGACTTCGGTTAGCTACGGCACTGATTAACGACTACACCTACATTTCGGATTATATCGATCTGAAACAAGCCAATTAGAAACAGGAGGTTGTTGTGGTAGAGGTAATTTCAGAGCCCCTGTTCCCGGATGATCCCGTTATTGAGGCTCCGGCGCAGCAGGCTCCCGCAGATCAGTTTGACGATCAGGGACGCTTAATGGTGACTATTCGCCCGCCGTCCACGAACCAAGCGGAGCCTTATGAATACATTGATCCCGGGTTTTCGGGTCTAGATGCTACGGAACTTGCTTTTGGCGGACCGGACATTACCCCGGATGTCTTTAGACAAAGCGCCTATCAATTCAAAATTGGCGACATTGATAGCGCCTTTTCAGAATATGGCACAGCCGCGCCCGGTGTTTTAGCGCAACAAGTGGCGCTTGAGGCCGAAGGTAAGGAGCCTTTTCAAGGTTTGTTTACTTATAGCTCTTTGCAAGACGGCACGGCTCCTATCTTCGAAAGAATACCGGGGTATAAGGGATTGCCTCCCGAAGAACGCAAGCTGGGCGACCGCGAAATTATTAAGCTCTTTTCTAACGTGCAAGACCGTGGTTTTTTTGAACAGCTAGCTATTGAGGCTCCCAAATCGTTTATGGCCGCTTCCGGTATGTACGCCGGGGCGCGGGCCGGGGCTAAAGGCGCACGAATGATACCGGGAACATCGCCTTTTAGCGCCCTTGCCAGAGTGGCGGTGCCGGTTGCCACAACGATAGGTGGCGGAATAGTTAGCGGCTTTGCGGGTGAGCAGTTCAGAAAGGCCCTTTTTGGCGAAAGAGAGCCTTACAACCCCTATGACTTTGCAAAGGTCCGTGCGGCTCAAACTACCGCTGGAGTTGTAGAGGGCGCGATTCTTCCTTATGCCATCGGCAAGAAAGGAATAGACCTTGGGTTTGCGCTGCATCAGAAAGCTCTCTCCGAGCTTCCGGCGGCGGCGGGCGCTAATTTGACGCTAGGTCGATCTGAGCGGTTTCTTCGGGGGTTTGAAAATTTAGTTGGCGGCGTAGGCAAATCATACCGGAAAACCCCTATTGCTGCTGGCGCAGGAGAACTGACTGTTGGGGGTCTGAGCGTTGCAGGAAGTGCAATTGCAGCAAAGCAAGCTCCGGGCTCCACCGCCGCGCAGCTAGCGGGCGAAGTAGCAGCCCCGACAGCCTTGGCGGTTGGCGCTAATCTCGTGCCGTCTAAGCTTCTTCTTACCGCCATAAGTTCTTTTGCGGGCAAAACTAAGAACGAGCTTGCGCCTCTTGCTGAACAGGCTGCGAAAGAAGCGGGAAGAGACAAGCCAAACTTACGAGATAGAATGAAAGCTTTCTCTACCTTTTATCAAAGCAAGCGGAAGTTGGCGGGTGCCCGCATTACTGCGGATCAGCTAGAGGCGGGAATGGAAAGCCCCGAAGAGGTTGACGCGTTTTTAGAAAACCTTTTAAAGATTGCATCGGACGAGACAGATCCGGAGGCTTCTGCGAGGGCTTTTCGAGAAATACGCAAGAACCCTGTTTTAAACTCAATAGTACAGCAGCTAGAAAAGGCTGGCGTGGACTTTGACGCGCAGACTCAAGGTGCCGTTAACATTCAGGCGCGTGGACTCTTGAATATGCTTAGTGGTTTCGACACCGGAACTAGCGAAGGGTATCGTCTTGCCTCGGAGGTTTTGGCCGCCGCGCAAACTCAAAACCTTGTTAACACCGTGTTTGACCGCGTTGGGAAGATACAAGAAGCCTTTAAACAGGTTCAAGGCGACGATCTTGATTTTAAGCAGTTGGCCGAAAGAGTTTCTCAGGCCTACGATCAAATCTATAACAATACAAAAGCGACGGCAGATCGACTGTACGACGGCATAAAAGACCACAAAATAAAATTTGACCTTGAAGAGGGCCCGGTTTTTGACCTTGACGGTTTAGGGCTTCCAAAAGACGAAGCTCAAATTATTCTTTCTCCCGAAGCTAATGCCGCAGTATCGCTGATAAAGCGGGTTGGAAAAGAATATGACGACTGGAAGCAGGTTCAACTTGGTCAGGTTACGCAACAAGAGTTGCTGGTAAAAGCTCAAGACAATCTTTCTGACCAGTCGTCAAGGCTTGCCGGTCCCAACGGTGTTATTTTTGACGCGTACAACCAAAGAGTTGACGACGCAGGTTCACTGGAACAAAAAATTGCAATCTTGGACGAGGCTATCGCTAAAGGAGTTCGAGCCGACGCAATGCGTTTGTCCGAGGCGGATGGAGTCACGCCCGCATATTCAAACGTGACCGATGCTCTTGAGACTAAGCGCTCGCTTTTAAAACTAGAAGACCAAATTAAAAACGGGGCGTCGCCCGATGACATACCCGACGGTTACGACTATCAAACGCTTAAAAATCTTCGAAGCCAACTTTTAGCTAACTCCCGCAAAAACGACGACCAAACAGCTTTGTTTGACAGTAGGCTGGCTTCTGAGCTAGAGGAAGGCATGATGGTTGAAGGACTAGAGCGCGAAGGCATCGACATGACTTCTGAGCAGCTTGCCAGCGCCTTTAGCCTTGCCCGGTCTTACTACAAGGCGCGAAAGAACGTGTTTCAACGCGGCGTCCTCAAAGACATTGCGGCGACGGATAGCCAAGGCGTTAAGGCCCCCGTAGATGTTTTGATGCGGAAGTTTAGAACTCTTGGCGACGAAACCGCGCTACGAATGGAAGAACTTCGGCTGGCGGGAAAGTTTGAAGAAAACCCCTCTTTGCCGGACACAGAGTTTCTTCCCGGAGGAAGTAATGTTCCTGCGGGCGTGACCGCTGACGAAGCAAGCGAGATTGCGGCAGGCGCTCCAGAAGGCGTCGAGGTTCCTCCCAGCATAGACGCTCTCGTGGACAACTTAGTTTTTGGGGCCATTGTAAAAACAAAAGCGGCTAGTGCGGCGCTGAACCCGACACTTCGTAAAATGTTGATAGACGAGGGCCGAATAGAAGAAGGCGAAAACCTAAGAATTATTCCAAGCAAGGTGATTGAAGAAATACTGAACAAACGAAAAGACGTTTTAAATCTTGCCCCGGGTCTGAAAAAACAGTTAGAGGATTTGGCCGCCCTTAACGTAGACATTGATCGAAATACTGTGTCTCACCAACTGGACGACATTATAACCGACCAGCAAAAGGTCTGGTCACAGTTTGCCAGAGGCGGTAACGACGTAAACTTTTTGCAGGTTTTAATTAAAGGTATTGATGGTCAAAAAACTAAAGACAGAAGGCTTGCTTGGGACGAAATGCTCGACCCCATTACGGACATGCAAAAAAGGGCCGAGCAAGACCCACGGGCCTTGATTGAAGAAGCAAAAAAAACAGGTATAGGTGTAGACCGATTATCTAAAGAGCTTGGAATAAACCTTGAGAGTTATGGCGAGTCCGACGCTCGACGGCTTGCCGAGGCCTTAGTAGGGGATGCTCGAAAAGGACTTAAAAGCCTTGTTTTCGACTACGCTAAAGACAAGGCTAAGTTTTCAAGTGATGCCGGGGGAGACTATCAGGCGTTGTACGCAACTCTTTTTGAGCCCCCTCAAACGCCGGGAGCCGAGGTAAGAATGCCCTCCCTTATGGAGTGGATGAAGGATAGCGGCGTTATCAGTTCCCAAGAGTTTGAAGGCGTTGGGCGATCCTTTGACGGCTTGATGAAGCTACAGCGCGACTTATCTAAAGAAGGTTTGGCCGACATAGGCGGAGACAGTGTCCTAGCAAGAAAGGGCGCTCGAACCTTTGGTGTTCTCATGGGGGGTGCGTTTCAAAAAGCTATTTCAAAAATAGCGCCTTTTCTTGGCGGCGGCGGGTCCATACAAATCCCCGGTTACGGTGCAGACTTGGCTCAACAAGTTCTTATTGATGCGAAAGCAGCTAGGGCTTTTGACGGACTTGTAATGCTCTTTCAAGACCCTAAAGAGCTTGCGGTTTTTACAAAAGTGATGCGGGACTCCGCACAAGACAAAAAGACCCCTAGCGGGTTCTTACGGGTTTTTGCAGACCAGATGAAGCGGGCTGGTATCATTGGGCCGACTAAGCGGGGGCTCGTTTACGGAACGGAAGCGGTTCTCAGAGAAGCTAACGAATCCGAGGAAAGAGGTTCTCCTCTTCCCGAGTCTCCCCGAAGTGGTGCCCTTCGCAGGCCCGGATTTTCGGGACGATCAAACACGCAGCCCGTACCCGGACCTCAATCTTCGGTCCAAGTTCCGCAGTTCAAGCCCTTGGCTCAGCGCCTTACCGAGGCAGCCCCGGCCCCCGCTCCGCGGCCCACGGGCCAAGCTAATCCAAAACAGCGGCAAGGCTTGGCGACGTTGTTCCCGAATGACCCAATACTGGGCGCAGGTAGGAACGTGGGCTAATGTTCCAAGACAGGAAGTCTTTCTGTGACGCCATAGACTTGCTTCTGGAGTCCGAGCTTCATCGAAACTTTTACCTGAAGGATCTTGAGCGGCTTGTCTTTCCTGCTCTGAGAAACAAACGTATGGTACTGTTTTACAACGACGTTGGGGCAATAGAAGGCCTGTACTCGCACACGTTTCTGACCGACGTCGCGCAGCAGGGTTATCTTGACGGCACGAGAAAGCTCCAGCCTAGCGACTGGGCCACGGATTGCGGGGAAGGCACTTTGTGGGTCATCGATTTTGTTGCTCCGTTCAGTAACGCCGCAAAAATAGCTCGTAAAGTTCAAGACGATTTGACAGACAGGTATCTTCATCTTTACCCTAAAGACGGCGCTCTTTGGCGGCGGCCTGCTAAAGGCGGTCATGCGCGTTGGACGCCGGGTGTATTCAAACTCATACAGAAGAGAAAAGAAAATGGACGCGCTCTGGCTACTTGAAAAAGCATATAAGAAAAGCCGTCACCACGTAAGTGGCGAGTGGCAGGATCAATTCCGGTGGTGCTTTGGCGGCGACGGCGGAGGCGGCGGAGGCGGCGGAGGCGAAGGCGTTGACGAGGGCGAAGCGACTAGCCAAGAGGCTCAAGACGAAGCCGACGCTAACGCCGCAGAAGCGGCAGAAGCGGCGGAGGCTCAGTCGGCGGCGGGCCGAGCCGGTTTTGAAGGGTGGGGAAGCCCCGGCAAGGAAGGGCCGGGTGAGACAACGGATTTTTCGACCGGTTTTATCGGCTTAGAAGACGTAGAAAACCCCGGTTTTGTCGATCCCGCCAGCCCTGTGGAGAGCAACGCCAGTTTTTCTGAAACTTTCGGGGTCACTCCCGGTCAGGCGTTTGCCGGTTTAATTGACCCTTCTCCGATTGGTCTCGCAACGAGCGTATTAGGCTTGGGCCCGTTGGGTGGCGTAATTGCGTCTCAGGGACTTTCCGCTTTATCGGACGTAACAGGGCTTACGGGTGCCGTTGAAGAAGAAACCGGGGTTGATGTTACTGGTGGAATTGCCGGTCAAGCGGGTCTTTACGCTCGCGGAGGTGCGGTCCCTCTGCAAAATGGAAT